TCTTCCATGTAAGTGTGAAACAGAGTCGGCGCTGGCATTGCCAAATCAGCGAATAGCGAATCCTCTCCCACATTGGTTACACCATTGGGGAAACGAGTTACTAGATTTGCCATCGCATTCTCCTAAGAAGAGGGGGCACGAGGCCCCCGTCTATTTTTAGACGCCGGGAGTACCGTACATTGCACGAGGATCGGTGAAGCCGACATCGTAACGCTCGGTGGCTTTGTACCGCATTGTGTCGGTCTCAAAGTCGCCTTCCATGGTTTTTTCAAGGCCACGGCGCATCATCAGCTTCATACCTTCCGGTGCATCTGTCTGTACCCACCATGCAGTCGCAGAGGTCAAACGCGACAGAACGGCAGCGCCCTCATCGAGCAGTCCGATGGACTTGATGGGGTTGATGTCGTTGTTAGCGTTGCCAGAACGAAGCACGGACTTGAGCAGAACTTCAGCTTGGAAGACATTACCTGGAGCCACGACCAATTGGCGTGGTACCAAACGAATCTTCTTGCCGTTGTTGTCAACCGCTTGGCGGATCTGAATAAGCATCTGCTCAAGGGAGGTCTGCGACAAGTTAGCAGCAGTTGTCAGGAGGTTGCTAAATGTTCCGTTTACGATGGGGTGCGAAGCGGAGTTCAATTGAACGCCATCACCACCAGGGTAAGAGGAGTTAAATGCACGATTCAGCACATTGGCGCTGAGCGTTTCCTTGGTCTCAATCAAAGACTGAGCAAGGTGACGCGCATACACTTGGCCGATACGGATATGGTCGCCATCCTCAACAAGAACTTTGGTCAAGGCGAAGGCTAGGCCATACACCGAGTACACATAACGCTTGAGGAAGAGTACGCCACCCTGCTGATAGGTAACCGGAGTTCCATCAGGCAGTTGGGGCGCGGCACCAAATCCATAAAGGACTGGCTCTTCGTGATAGTTACGGGGAATACCTTGTTGCTCACGGAAAACTCGTGACCACTCATCGGTACGCTGGTCATAGACTCCATCGAAGCATTCGTTAAGGATTGGCTCAACTATGCTTCTAAAGTCGGTACTACGCATCGGGGCTGCCATGTTCTATGCCCTCCTTAGATCGCGTTAACAGTACCTGCGTACTGGTGTTCGCTAATTTGAACTCGTACAATTGTGTACGCATCTCCCCACGCATTATCTGGGTAGGGGGCTAAGTCGATAACACGACATTGTTTGGCTGCACCAGAACCTGCTGCCGTTGTGCCTAAAGTGGCTTGCGACAGACCGGTAGTGGTCGAACCGGCAGTTGAATTTGTAATGTCAAATTCATCACCAACAGCCGCTTGTGTCAGAGAACCGTCTACTTGGATCTCATAAACAATGATCGGATCTTGGTAAAAATAAGCAATTACGGAACCAACTAGGAACGACTCATTGGCAGGCCAATAGTTGCTAACACGACGGCGTCCGGTGGAATCAGTCCACTCAACACCAGCAAACGCTCCGAGGAACGCATCACCGGTGCCGGCAACTACGATATAGCCAGCGGTATCCATCTTGACGGGTTGACCTTTCAGGATTGTGGTGGCGTAACCAGCCGACACATTTCCTGTGGTCGATACAGCTTGAATTCCGTTTGCGAGAGCGAAGGCACGATCCAAACCAGAAGGATGGAACGCGGGGCGCAATCCAAACGGAGCAGAGGTAGCACTCATTTCTTACTCCTTAATGGTTGATAAATCCTCCCTGTGCCATTATTGGAATGAAGGCGCAGGTAGGGGTTTGTCAATATCGCCTAGTCCATCACCCTCAACCTGTCCGAGTCGTTTACCCGAACTGTCGCGTCCAACTTGTTGCTCAGCCTGCACCCTGATTTTGTTTGCTTCCTCTAAAGGAGCATCGTGGTGGAAGTGAGCCATGATCTCTTGATAATGTTCCTCAGGAATCTTAAACAAGAGCATCTCATTGCAAGCGACATATCCAACATATTCTCCAGCCTTTACGCGATAGTTTTCGTAACCATGGATATCCTCAGCTTTAACCGGTACATATCCAAGACGAATTCGCTTATCGATACTGTCGTAACTGTTAGTGGTTGATAGCCAACAGACGTGCCACCCCGGTATTTGGGGGGCGTTTGGCAGCGCACTTTGTGTCCATTCATCTTTCCACATCTTCTGACGCTCTTCGGATGATACGAACGAGTCCTCTGGTGCCTTTCGGCTATCGTCCTCGCGTGAGCGAGTTTCGCGTGAACCAGCGGATAAAGATTTTTTGAGTCGAGAATCCATTTTTTAGCTCCTATTCTGTCGTGCTTGTTCGGCGTATTTTTGAGCCATCCGGGCGCGTTTCTTTGGGTCATCCCAAAATCCGGCATCCTTCATAGCTCTCACTTGTTCGGGACTTAAAGTAAAGGTGTTTCGGCTTGCGCCACCACCCGTTTCCCGCTCGCTTCCTGTCACAACGCTCCTAGGGCCTCTCTTTCTTGGAGTCTCGTCATTGGTCTCAGTATATGCACGACTTTCTTGCTCCTGCAACCGTGCATCTAATTCATCCCAATAATCTTCTGAGGCGGGGTCCCAACCTTCCCGCACAAGTTGATTATCGATTCGCTTGGCAACCCGACTTCTTGGGTCTGTACCCTCCGGGTCATACCAAGCGTTCCTGTCCATCCAAGAGTTGGCCAATAATTTGATTTGGCTAGACTCTTGATTGTTTTCGGCAGGAGGTTGCTGTTCAGCCTGAGCCTTGTAGACCCGCATCTTTTCTATGCGGTCTTTGGTCTCATACATGAGCTCTTGAGCCTTAATCATGGCTTGGCCATCGGAATTTTCCGTGGCTTCGCGCATCTTGGCTTTGGCGTAGTTCAGGCGGGCTTCCTCATCCTGAATAGCTTTATCAAGTCGGGCAATGTCAGAAATGTGGGACTTTTTCTCAATTGCCGCCAACCTGGCCATCAGTTCTTGGTTCTGCCTAGCCAATAAAACCAACCGCTGGTCTTTCTCCTGGTTGGTCTTTTTGATGTAGTCCTTCTTGGCTCTACGACGGGCACGGCGAGCCTCCCTTACCGCATCGGTGTCATCTGGGTGATCCTCATCAGACTCGTCAGCCTCACCGCCTTGGGCTTTTTGCTCTTCGGCTTTTGGCTCTTCTTCGGCCTCTTCAGGCAGCAATCCCTCAGGAACCTCAAAAGTCGCTGAGCCATCCTTTTCTTCGGATACCTTTATTTCTTGCTCTTTAGTTTCTTCACTCATGGTTTTCCCCTATATGAAGGCTTTCATGGATAGTGGGTCGCCGGTCAATTTGGCTATCACTTCGTGGTCGTTGAGCACCATAAATAGCGCAGGCTCTTCGTCAGGCTTACCCGAAACAGGCACCTCCCATCGATCACCACCCCATTTTGGTACTCGTATGTAATCGCCCACTTTGCACCACGATCCCTCAGGCCATGGTTCCATGGTGTCGCGCTTACGGAACGCCAATGGCCCAATCTCTAAAACTTGGGCGACCACTGAACCAAAATGCGAGCACCAAGAGGTTTAGCACCGGGGTCTACGCTCGGAAATGCCCAAGCCAACTCAGCGTTATCACACGCTACCGGTTCATTCATCTTCATCATCTTCCTTTAATAGGTTGTTAAGTATGTCCAAGGACTCCTGTAGCCCTTGATAAGTCCCAACCAAACGCTGATAAGACTCCCAAGTCGTTGCCGTACCGCCGGCAAGGGACGCGGCTATTTCAGCCTGCCTAGCCTTAATCGCGCTGATCAGATCTGAGGTTGTGTTCATTTTTTCTTAGTAGCTTGGCTTAGCCCCCCTTTCGACTGAGATTTGGTTTTCGACTCGGTTTGGGTCGATTTCATGGTTTGGCCATCAAGCGGAACGCCCATAGCCATGCGCTTGTGCTGCTTGACCAAGTCGCCTTTTTGCTCTTTGTCGTAATCAGACATTTACATCTCCTTTTTTGATTAACTCCACGGCGGACTTATCCTGGTCGAACTTCAACCGGGCCGCATCACGGGTTAACCGTGCCGTTTCGATGCGTTCCTTCATCTCCAAATCGCCCATGGCAATAGACATCTTGTACTTCTGCTCTTCCATGGCCAATTCGTAGTCTTTTTGCAACCTTGCCATCTCGCGCTCTGCATCGGCGGCCATCTCCCGATCCTTGAGTTGCATTTCGGCTTGGTCGCGCTGGGCGCGGCGCTGGGTCTCTGCCATGGAGGTATCGAGCAGAACCTTGGCATCCGCGGTAAGGGGAGGTTGGGGCTTGTACTGCTGAGCCGCTTGGATCATCTGTTGGATCGTCGGCATGATGCCCTGCAAGGTCTCTTGACTGTCCAAGCTGATGTGTTGGCCGGCCATGGAGTAGAGCCTGTCGATATCCTTTGGATTGACCGCCAAAGCATAGTTCTCGTGCAGTTCGCCGCCCAAAGACTTGCTGACATAGCCCTTTGCCCTGCCCAAATACCATAGAACGATGTGCTGCTTGATGTGCTCCATCGCCTTAGGCATAAACTGAGGCGCAATCAATGGGTTACCCCCGAATACAGGGTCTTTAGCGAAGTCTAGGTGGCTCTGTATATGAGCCAAGTGGTCTTGCTCAGGGTAGGCAAATGCGGCCGATCCAAGGGTCATAGCCACATTCTCATTGGCTGAGTCCATCTTCTTGGGAGCCGGCACATCGATCATCAACTCATTGACCCCAGGCACCTTGATCTGTTTTAAGAACCGGGAAATCACGGCCTTGCGGTTAAAGAGGTCAGGGTTTTGCTGCATGATGGCCATAACCGCTTGGGTTTGAGCCATCCGTTGGGTTTCAGAGAAGATATGCGGGTCTGAGACCGGGACAATGTCGGTAGTCTTGGCAAAATCATCGCGGGTGACATTCAGATCCTGAACGACATCACCTTTTTTCATGTCGTCTAGGTACCAGCGGTTAATCCGCCCCAAAATCCTCAGAACTCTGCCCTGAGACTCATGCAAACGGGCATGGATTGAGGAAAATACCGCCGCGCCCTGCTCAATTAGCGCCTGAGTCGTGCCAACGGGGGTGTTTTGCCCCACATCTGCAATCTTTTCCTCAGCGGTCGTAACCACGCCCTTGGCCGCATTCGTTAACCAAGCCAAAAGCTGGTACAAAACGGGGCTTGGCGGGTTAAACGGCATCGGCATGGCTAGTTTGCGGACATCATCCACCCCCGGAGCCGCTTCGATCTCAGAGACTTGGGTGATTTCCACTTGTTGGCTCTGACCCGACACCTTTGCGCCCTTTAACTTTAAGAGTGTGGCGGCGTTGTTGATGTGGGCAGAGTCTAGGAGGGCGCGAAGCGAGCCGGTTAACGCGGCGGCTAAGCCCCCAATGAGGTGGGGAAGACCTACGGCATAGGCACCACGCCAAGGAATGAACTTAAACTCCACAATCCATTCCAATTTGGTCATGGAGTCATCGCCCTCTTCCCAATTTCGGTATAGGCCAAGGACTTCGTTGTCCAATTCGTCAATCATCAAGATGTAGGGAGCCATCTCCCCCTTGGAATACTTGTCCTCAGAAGTTCCCGGCAGCAAACGGCAGCAAAACATTGTCGATAGGCAGGAACTCAGCGCACGGGCGCTTTTTGCGCTCGTCGTACCACAGTTTCATGTACTGCGAGCCACCCAAGGGAAGCTGGGTGAGCATCTGCTCCTCTTCATCACGGAACTCTTCGATTTGCTCCGTGAGCTGCCAGTTCATCCAATCCCGTTTGCGCTCTGAAACGGCCATCTTTTCATCGTTTACCTCACCCAAAATCTTGGTTTTAGTAGGACCATCGGGCGGAAACATTTCCTTGATGGCTCTAGCGGCAAAGTCAATACAAGCCTCAGCCATGATGGGGTGAACCACCTTGGAGGCACCGCTGAAGGTCGCTCCGCCGGGGGCATCGTTGCCCATTCCTGTCCGCCGGATGCCCTCTTCGTACTGCTCATCGCGCTTTTTGCGGCTTTCCTTGTCATTTCTGATAAGGGTTTGGTACTTTAGGGCGATGCTTTTGAGGTCAAAAAGGTCGATGTCCTCGTCTTCGGCCAAGTTTTGGTAGAAGTCTTCGTTCTCCATTGGCCCTTTGGTGGGCATCTTGACCACGGCTGAGCCATCAGGGAGTTCCTCAATGTCGGCCTCTGTCAGTTCGGGCAACTCAACCTCAGTCTCCGCACCCTGCTCTTCCATGGTTGGGTCAGGGATGCCTTCAACGAAGCGATTAAATTCGGGATCTATTGGGAATTCTTCAGCCATCTTATGGTTTCCTTAATTCATAGCGTGGGCAAGACCGCCCTTTTTACGCCCTGTTAGTTTTTTCTGCATCTCTCGGTACTTCATGGCGCTATCTAACCAG